GTAATCGGCGGCCTTGGCAAAATGAATGCGGCGAATAGCGCTAAAGCCCCGAGCTATTCCGGATCCGCCTCCAGCGTGGGATCTTTCGCGGACGGATCCGCGTGGGGGCAGGGGAACTCCGGTATTGATTGGAGTAATAAGAACCTCTGGAATGGTTCAGCACAAGTCCCCGGTAGCTGGACATCTGGAGTAACGGACTTTTCGGGGAGCTGGGCAAAGGCGCCCAGTAGTGGCTGGGGCCTTACCGGCTGGTGAGCCAACAACAAGGAACCTCGTCATGGCATTCAAGGCAGGCAGCTTTAAGTCGGATTTCCTGAACAGCGACGACGACTCAAGTAGTCCATTCGCGTCGTCGTTCCTGGATGGCGGCAATTTCCTGGATAGCTCCCGCGCGTACCGCGCGCGAAAGGATTACGAAGCGACTCCCGAGCTGCCCGGCGAGGGGGTATTCGATAGCTCCGGTACAGAGCAGATCCTTGGCGGAGCGATGCAGGAGCATGCAGCAGAGCAAGGTCTTGCACGAGGGGCGCTGGACTCATGGGCAAGCGTGAAGGCAGCAGAAGATATGGCCGCTGCGCAGCGAGCAGCCGCTTCCGCGCAGGCCGGCGCATCAAGAACGGGGTCAATTATTGGAGCAGTAGGTAGCATCGGTGGAGCGGTGGCCGGCGCTCTGATTTGAATTCGCTGTACGAAGAAACGCGAAATCGCATAGCCGCCGCAGCCGAAAGATTCCCGAAGACGCTGCTGTGCTGGTCTGGCGGGAAGGACAGCATGGTGCTGTTGCATCTGCTGCGACAGGTTGGGTTAAGTCCCGAAGTGGTGTTCTTCCGTGAGCCATGGCAGCCGCGGAAGTACGAGTTTCAAGAGCGGATTATTCGCGAGTGGGAACTGCTGGTCCACACCTGGCACCCAGAGTGCTCGGCGATGCAGCAGACCGATGATGAGTACGAAGTACAAAATGTCTACGCCTTCAACAGGACTCGCCTGACCTGCCCGACGGGGATTGTCGAGCCAGTCGAAGATCTCCCATGGGTGTGCACCCTGGATATCCTGAGGCGCCCGAAGCAACGCGGTTTGGTGATGCCGCACTTTGATGCGATATGGATAGGCCACAAGGGTTGCGACACGGACCAGGTGCTTGGCGGTGACGCGGGAACGAGGGTTGAAGCCCGAGTGCTTCCGCAAGAAGCTTCACTGCTATTCCCTCTGAGGGACTGGAGCCATGAAGATGTCTGGTCCTATACAGAGCAGTATCAGGTCCCCTATGACGCTGAGCGCTACGAGAAAGTGAACGGCAAGTGGCGCGAAAGACCGGATCGTCGCGTCAATGCTGACTACGTGCATGCGTGTACGCGGTGCCTAGATAGCAGGCCTGATGCGCCGAAGTTCGTTGAGTGCCCGAAGCTGGGCATGACAATCGAGAACGTCGCGGACAAAGTGCCTTGGGTCTCGTGGATACGCGCTGAAGTGACTCCTACCCAGAGATATATGCAGGGTGAGCAGCGACGTCGTCAGACGCAGCGGGATCAAGCAATCCCAGTTTCCCCGGTTGAGGTCGTGATCGATGCCGCTTCAAGTGCGCCCGCCCTGGGCAAAGGTGGGCGAGCCGCGGGGAGCAGTCAATTCATAGAGGGATTGAATAACGTCGTCAAGAACAACAAGTTCAAACTTGCCGGCGCGGGCGGGTTGCTTGCTCTGCTGGCGGGTGCTGCAGAACTGGCTGACCAGGACGATCCACTGAGCAAGAACATCGCGGAAGCTCTCGGAGTAACAGGCGGAAATCTGGGTGGCGGCCTAGCAGGTGCCGCCGCGGGGACATTTATGGGCGGCCCGATTGGGGGCGTAGTTGGCGGGATTCTTGGTGCGACAGGCGGTGGCGCTGCAGGCAAAGGGATCATGAGCGGCCTCTACGGACTGGTAACCAACGAGGATCCTCAAGATGCCGAGCTGCGGCGACAAGCGCGGCAGGCCCGGATGCAAGCAGAGCTTGAAAACGAGAAGCTCAAGAGCCAAATCCCGATCATGGCCGAGATCGCCAAACTCAAGCAGGCGGATGATTTCGAGCGGCTGAAGATGCAGGCAGCGGTGAACCGCGACTACAACTTCGCGAACACCATGAACACTGCCGCCTTGAATGCGCAGCAGAACGCTCAGGTCCAGCAGGCCCTCTTAACACAAGCATTGTTCAGCTGATGTTTGCGCTCTTCTCGCCGAATACAGCCGGTAATTACGCGGCCGGTTTTAGGCAGGTAGACCCTGTGCCAGGGTTCGAGAATGTCAAGGAGGATCGCTTCAGCGAACTACTGGCAAAGATTCCGTTAGAGAAGTACAAGCAAGAGATGCAATTCGCCAGAGAGGCGCTGGGCGAATATGCGTCAAACAAACGAGATGAGGCTCAGTACGACTACTACCGCGAGCGCGATGCCCTGGCGGATAAGCGCAATCGGATCGCCAACCTGGCAAACCTGGTAGGCGGTGCAGGCGTGCAAGCCGCGTCCCTCGTGGTACCCAAGAAGCGCAATTCTTACGACACCTTGTTGGGAGTCGCCCAAGCGGAAGATGCGCTTAGTCAGAGCCGCGGCACTCGCATGGCCGGATCCACGGGCGGCCTGGTTGCTGCGTTGAAAGGAATTGGCCCGCTGCCATCCATGGATGCAGCGGGGAGTGGCGTGAATGCGAGTGCCTTATTCCAGGCAACACCGACGTATGCAGCTCCACAACCTGCCTCGCTAACAGACGTAGCGAATACAGCCAGTAACATGGAGTTATTCGAGAAGTTCCTCCAGCAGGCAGGTGCCAAATAATGGCTAACGCAGTAGATGAGCTCCTGAAAAAGCAGCTGAGCGAAAAGCTCAAAGCCATGGGTGCAGGGGTCAAGGCAGACGGCACGATCGGATACGCAGACCCTCAGAAAGACAAGCTTTGGCAGCAATTCCAGGCCGACCAGGCAAAGCGTGGTCAAAGTAGCTCAAGCATACCGAGCACGACGAGTCAGTCCATCGACAATTTCGAGCAACAGACCGCAGCACAGACGGCTGCAAGAGCTAGGGATAACGCTGTAACCCTGGATTTTGCAAAAGCACAAATCCCAGTGCTTCAGCAGAAAACGGATATCGATACCACTGCGTATGGCAAGAAGCTGGCCGCCAATGTTGGCGCTCAGAGCTCGCTGCTGGGCGCCAACTACGGTCACGAACGGGCGCTAGACGCGAGCACCACAGATCGCCTGCGGATGATTCTGGATTCCGATAAGCAGTACTACGACCAGGTGAACGCTCTAGCTGAGAAGCAAATGGGGCAGCAGAACACGGCCAATATCTTGAATCTGATCACTAACTTGGCTCTTGGTGGGGCCGCTCTGTTTGCGTAATCCCTAATAGGATCTAGAACGATGGCAAGTCCAGCAGCAAAAGCAGCCAAGGCAAAGGCACAAGTCCGTACAACGACTCAGCCGTCGACGCGGGCGACTACGCCAGCCACGAAGCAGAAAGCTTCGACCGTGTTGAATACGGCCAAGGACAAAGCCGCTGGCGTAAACAAGAAGAAAGGCAAAGGTAAGAATTCAGGAAAGAACGAGCAGCCCAGCGCGGCTACAACGACCACTACTGCCCAGCCGACTCAGGTTCAGTCAGCTCCCCGCCCGACATATAACTTCCAGACGGTCCCTGGGAACCTGTACAACGAGGGCATCGGCAATCTGGTCGATCTGGGGAACAAATACGCCGATAACGAAACCATCGGGGGGATGGTTGCCGGCCATTTGGCGGACACGTTCGCGACAGGGGCCAATATGGGCCTCGCAGTGCAGTACAACGACGCGTTCCTGGGGAGTCTCGGGAAGTACCAGGGAGGGCTTGAGAATCTACGCACGGGCAACACCTCGAAGCTGATGGCTCAGGAAGCCGGCCTCGCTCGGGATCTGATTGGCGTACAGGGCAATGAAGCCCGCAGGCTTAAGGTCACAGAAGGCGAGCAGGATCGTCTCTCAAGGGTGACTCAGGGCGAGCAGGATCGCCTGGGCTACCGAGTTCAAGGCGAAGAGGACCGTAAGAAGCTGCAGGAAGAAGGAACCCAGACCCTGCGCCTGCGCAGTGATGCGCGGGGCGCTATCCGTTCCACGGGCTCGCGCTTCTTTGGCTGATCGCGGTACTGGTTCGTCAATGCATCAAGCCCCCAGGGAAGTCGAGCAGTTCCTTGTCGCCCTGGACGGCGGAAGGCGCGAGAGCTTCCTGGCCTACGCGGAGAAGACGTACTCGATTTATGAGATCTGGCTCTACGCCTCGGTGCTGGGCTACAGCGGTCCATTTACGGACCTCGAGGCTTGGGTCAACAAGGCGTATCCCAAGCTGAACCGTCGCGAAATCATGCTTGCGGAAATCGTCAAGCTGGAGTCGGACATTGACTTTCTGCGCCAACAGGTGCAAGCCGATCTGATAAAAGCTGACGCAGCAGCGACGAGGATCGCGCATTTATCCAAGGAGCTGCGCGGGCACGTCATGGAGATCGAGCGCCTAACCAAAAGTCAAGATCGCCGAGGCCTAGTGATGGCGGGGGCTGACAAGGTGATGCGGGAACTGCGTGCCATCTTCAAGGGGAATGATGATGTGACCAACGCGTTAGAGCTGGCCTACGAATCGGTGTGGGCAATGCTCACCGACGAGCGCTGAAATAGGGTGAAACAACCTAGACTCGGGGCATGAGCAATGCCTCGATTGCGCTCGCGCGGCGGCGTAGTGCGCAACTAGCTGCACAGTCAATCAAGAAGCAGCCTGAGGTCGTTGAGATCCCGCCTCATGTGCTGAAGGCGCGGGACAACTTCAGCTACTTCTGTGAGCTGATGGGCAAGAAGCCTGCTCGGCACATGAAGGAATGGCACCGCGCATTCCTGACGGGCCAAAGCAGCGACCACCTCTTGGATATTGCTGGGCCGAACACGGTGCTCTTGAGTCCGCGTGGCAGTGCGAAGTCGACGGTGGTTGGCATGCTGCTTGGGTGGCTGATCGGCCGTCACGCAGAAGCCAAGAAGCTGCTGCGCATCCTGTACGTCTCGTACAACGTGGACGTGGCGCGCAACAAGAGCGCAGCTATCAAGAATTTGATTCTGTCGCGGGAGTACCAGGAAATCTTTCCGTCCGTGAGGCTTTCCAAGACAAGGACCTCTGACGAACTGTGGAGCCTGGACTGGGAGTTCGCAGGGATTGACGTGCGCGGTGAAGACGCGTTCACGATCGCCTGCGCTGGCCTCAAGGGCACCATCACCTCAAAGCGTGCCAACCTCGTGGTAGTCGATGACGCCATTAAGAGTGCGGCGTCAATCGCCAACCCGGACATCCGCCGGGAAATGGAAAGCAACTGGACCAACGTGATCGTGCCGACCATCTTCCAGGGCGGTCGGACGATCGCGCTGGGGACCCGCTTCCACTTCGACGATCTATTTTCGACGATCTTCACGGAGCAGAAGGGCTGGAAGGTCATCACCCAGTCAGCCATCCAGTACGACGACGACGGCAGGCCTAAGTCGTATTGGCCGGAGATGTGGTCGACCAAATACCTGCTGCGACTTCAGGGCGACGACAAGGTGGCGTTCTCGTATCAGTACCTCAATCAGCCAGTCCGATCGACGGAGCTAGGCATCTCCCCCGAGCTGTTCATTAAGGGAGAGGTCCCTGATACCTACGACACAGTCGGCGTTGGCATCGACCTGTCAGCAGGAATGAGCGAGCGCAACGACTGGACTGTGTTCACGCTGGCAGGGCGGGTAGACGACAAGATCTACGTGATTGACTACCGGCGCATGCGCTCGATGGGGAACATCGAGAAAGTCGAGGCGCTTTGCGAGCTGCTGGCGGAATGGAACTTGTTGGCGGTAAACGAGGAGGGGCATTACTTCTCGAGTGGCTCGCCGGTGACGATCTGGCCCGAGGTCGTGGCGTATCAAAAGAGCTTCGAGGGCGACCTCAAGCGAATCCTGTTTAACGAGTGGCAGCTCTACAACATCAGCATCAGTCCCGTGAAGGGCTTCCGCGGCGACAAGCTGGCTCGCCTGCGCGGAATTATCGGCCTGTTCGAGGCCAAGAAAATCATTTTCAACAAGTACCGCGACTTCGGCGGCATGGTCGATGAGGTGGTGAACTTCGGGCACGCACCGCATGATGACTGCGCCGATTCGCTCAATATCGTTGTCCAGGGCTTGATGCGCCGTGGTGGCGCTCAAGTTGAGTGGAACTAAGATAGACCAATGAGACAGGCTACGAACGAGCGCTTCCGTCGGATCCTGGAAGCCGCGCGCAAGCGTGACGGTACGAGTGGTACCGACACGATGATCGTGAACAGTCATCTCTCGCAGATGAAGATGTTCATGCTGCGTCAAGGTGTCGAGTTCTACCCGTCTCAGGACACGTTTGGTTTTCGCAAGAAGTTCCTCGATCAGCTGATCGTCGAGAACGAAATCGACTGTCGACTCGAGGGGATCGTCGATGATTTTCTGATCGACGGCAAGGGATTGTTTTATTTCAGGCCGATCAGGGATACCTATCGGCTGATGTGGTTCAGCAAGGAGAACTACAGGGCGTATTACGACGCGAGCGGTCAACTCGAGGAAGTCGAGCTGATCTACTCGTTCACCGTGCGGGACGGGCTTGGTGTGCTCTCAATGCCAGGTGCCGATGGTGGTTCAACCCGCTACGTCAAGCTGCGGATTAAGCGAGACGAAATCAAAGAAACGATCAGTACGGAAAAGCCGTCGTTTGATTCCGCATTCAGCGCAGGCATGCTGTCGGCCGGGCAAACCCGGACGCTGATCAACAGCTTGGGCTTTATTCCGGCGGTTGAGGCATTCAACACGATGCGCTCAACGGGCATGGATGCCACGGGTGAGTTTGACTGGTTGGCTGATCAGATCGTGACGCACGATGATCTGGTCAAGAACATCCGCACGAATATCCACTTCTTCGGAAACCCGACGCTCGTTTCCAGCCGTCCCAAGCAGGACCTAGTCGAATCGGGCGACGAAGAAATGACCCGCCCGACAATTAGCTCCCAGGGCGGCTTCTATGCCGGCAACCGTCCATCCACTCGGGTCAGCCAGCCGTACGGCGGCGGCGGTGGCGGCGGGCTGAAAGTGCCGCGCATCATCGCCAATGTCGAGCCGACTGATCGCCTGCTCTACGTCACGCCCGATGCCGTCTCTGGCGACCAGAATCTGTATGCACGCCAGTACCGCGAGGAGATTCGCACAGCTCTTGGCGGTGTTGACGAGCTCGGTGTTTCGACCGGGGCAACCGCCTATGAGATCAAGTCTCTCTACGGGCGAGCTGCTACGACAGCCAAGCGCCGCTGCCGTGGCCTTCTGACTTACGGCTTGTGCAAGCTGCTGGCCCTGATTATCTATCACGAAGAGCAGATCTTCCGTGATTCCTTCTCAGCGGCTCTGGGCATAGAAAAGCCCCAGGCTCCAATTCGGGAGGAATTCCAGAATCGTGAAGACTTCGGTGTGGCTATGCAGGCCTACGAAGCAACCCTTGCGGAATACAAGCAGAAGCTGGAAGCGAGTATCGCTGAGGCGGTCCAAGCTCGGCAACTACCACCCGGCGTAGTTGGTTTGATCCCCGACGGAGATCGACGCATCGAGTGGCGTTGGCAGGGGCCAGTCTTCGAGGATTCCGCAGAAGATATACTGAATGCAAGCATTGTTGTGCGCAACCTGCAGGAACTCGGTGTCAACAGCATCGAGGCTCTCAGGTATCTCTTCCCCGACAAAACGGATGAAGAGCGCAGCGCAATGCTCAGTGGCTATCCATTCCGGATGGCGCAAGCCACGCAACAAAGCATTGGCACATTCCTGTCGCTCATTCAAACGATGCGACAGACACCCCACCCGCAAGCTCCTGACCTACCGCTGCTTGCGGACCCTCAGCTCGATTTGACGCCCTACGTCTACCGAGCCCTGGACTTCTTGAAACGTGAGCTGACCTATGCAGGACAGTACAGTGATGACACAGGCTCCGGTGACCCCGCAGCCCTCGATGACGTCGAGCGTACCCGCGTCGACCGTGGCTTACCAGCCAGCGCCGGCCCAGAGCGCCCCAGCTTCGTACCCGACAGCTACGGCGCCACAAGCGGAACCGGCTTATCAGCAGGCTCCGGCGGCGCAGGCCAATCCCTGGCAGGAAGCGTTCAACCGGCTGAGCGAAAGCCTGAGCGCGACGCGGAGCTCCCAATCGCAGGTGCCCTACTCGGCGCCGATCCAACAGGCAGCTCCCTCCCCGGAAGCCTATTGGCAGCAAGCAGCCAGCTACCAGGCAGCACCTTCCGTTTCGGGGACGCCGATTTCGCCGCTCCCTCAAACGCAGGCTTATTCCCAGGCGACGTATCAACAGGCGCCGACTTGGAACAACGCCGCAACGGCGAGCGCGAGCGACGGGTATCTCGAAAGCGTCAGCAACGAAAGTCTTGAGGTTCTCGAGCACTTTGGTCTTGAGGCCCCTGCGCTTCTAAAT